CCATATCTTCGACTAGATATCCTCTCCATCCCTCCATTATCAATTTCATTTCAGACATAAAGCTTTCCTAAATAGTATACAGGTAACTCAACGAATAGGGATCTCTAATATATCCTTGGCGAATAGAGCCTTGTTCAGTATGCTGGGGGACATCTCCCAACTCTGTAGAGTCAGCTTTATCCGGATGGATTAATTCGTCATCTGTCATTGATACAATGGCTTCGGTCGACTCGAAATAGGGACGCTCTTCATCAATAAAATTAGAAATATTGATAAGCGCCATTTTAGCCGTACTAAGATTTTCGCTGGATGCTTGTTCCATTAACGCTTCGAAAGCTCCGTAAAAAGAGCCTCCCTGAATAGAGTCGGCGACGACGAGGCCCTGCTTGCGCAACATAGAAAACAGCCTATTCTGTGCCCCATAGACGAGATCGTTCATTGTTTCTTTGGGAAATACTGTAATTTTATTGTTTTTGGTAGACAATACAATATCAATGTCACCATGTTCAAAAATCATTAAATCTCCGTTAAGGCTCTTTCGCACATCTAATTCTAGGCGGACTACGGCACTATCTGCAGCATCTCCAATTCTAACTGTGATGGCCATCTGAATAGATTTCCTTTACGAGGCTTTGAGTTTTCATAACTGTTAGCAGAATTTCATCGTCGATAGTGCACTCTCGCAGTTCTTCGAGACGGGCCACAATCTTTTCGGTTTTGGCCAACATTTGTTCATCTTCTCTAATCTCTGTCAAAAGAGTGGCCTTTTTAAGATCGGACTTTAAACGTGCAATTTCTTCATTTAAAAACATTTTTAATTCTAGTGCATTATCTGCAAAAGAGGAGATATAATAAGTTAGCAGCTCTTTTTGCTCTGCTAAAAGCTCATTTTCATATTTATTATTAAACTTATTGGTAAAAGAACTGACTACCAAATTATCAATATCAGTGGGAAGCTCAATAGTTGAAGCATGCTGCGTCATCTTCTTAATAATCTCTCCCTCTAGAAGTACTAGATCTTTAGGCGAGATCCTATCAGAAAAAATTTGTGCTATCGAAGCCAAAGTTTTATAATTGGGAACAAATGTATTAAATACCCCCGGCTCTAAATCGCGGTTAACATCATTAATGAGGCGAGTCTTTTGAGCAAAAAGGCTATTAGGATCCAGTAAACGATGAGCCATCTTGGCCTCGTTTAATACTTTTTGGGATGTTTCTTTATCCAAGCTTTGATTTTCATAAAGAGATCGATGGCATTCTAAATCTTTCTTAAGAAGAGAACCATCTTGAAAATGCTGCTTAATTATATTAAGAGTAATATCACGTCGTTTTGTATCCTTTCGTAAAATTGCAACTGTCGCTTCTCTAAGAAGAGCTTCATATACAAAAGCAGTATTTCTTTTTTTATTATGCCTTGTCTTCACTTTCTTTCTCCATAACTTCTTGTTTACTTTCTTCGAGCCCCTTTAAAAGAGATCTCACCGAGTCATTAATTTGAAACAGTTTGGTTTCTTCTAAAAGTTCGCCATTATTATAAGTAGATGCATCTTCTTCATAAATACCAACTGATGCTTCACTAACAATTCCTCTACCAAGAGGGCCTAGCCCATCAGCATGTCCTGGATATAGCACTCTAGGTACCGCCGCATATTCTGGGCCGGCAGCAGCCTTGGTGTGGCGCGAGAATGCGCCGGCGCCGCGGCGATCTCCACCGGGGTTTTTCCGAGAACCCTTGGGGTGATATACTTTTCCCTTGGCTCCGGGTGTAAGCCGTGGTACGTTACGTGAACCGGGGGGTACCGCTAATAGTGCGGATTCATCCCCTCCGCCTTCTGGGCCCCCAGCGTCACCGGCCGGCATTTCTTCTGGACCTCCTCCGAGATCGCCGCCGAGATCTCCTCCGAGATCACCGCCAAGATCTCCTCCGAGATCGCCGCCGAGTTCGCCTCCCATGCCACCGCCGGCGCCGCCTGCTGCCGCGGCTTCAGCAACTGCTTGAAGTGCAGCATCGTGCTTGCGATCATAATACATTTCACGCTGATTGCGTATGAACTCTTCATTCGACATGGCGAAAATGTTTTCGGTAACCCAGCGGCGCGAGAAATAGCCTTCAGTGGCTGAACCTGCAATGTCAAACTTCTGCTTCCAATGCTCGATTTCTTGAAGCTCGGAAATGCGCGAAGGATTATTGAGAGATAAGCTAAAGCTTAATAAGTCGTCGCCTCTGAAGCCTAGCGTATAAAGGTGAATAATGGCAATCTTGGTAAGCTCTGCAATAATCACGCGCTGTAAGCGTTGAATGGTGCGGGCAAAGCGAATGTCCTTTTGTGCCAGAGTGGTCTTGTCTTCTTCTCCGCCCTCGCCCATTGTCAGGTACGATTGAGGCACCTTCAATGCCGAGAACAGTTTGTCACGGAGATACTTGATATCATCAATCTCTGTGATGTTAGATGCGCCGGCTAAAGATTCAATAGCGGTTGCAGACCCCGCGCGTACCGGAATGAAGTAGTCTTCCTCGATGCTCATGGGATTATAGCGCAGGTCAACTTTCCCTGTTGCAGGATCTACTACGGAATGTCTTTTAAGATTGGTGACTGTCTTTTGCATGAATTGCTCAACATCTTGTGGAGGAATGCCCCCAACGTCAATCTTGAATACCCGGCGCTCGGATGAGCGGATAACGCGGTATGCCATCATAGCATCTTCCATCAGCGTTAGCTGGCGCCAGATGCGTCGTGAGGCCTCTAAAATTGATGTACCATACGGAGCATACTTGTCATTTCCTAAGATGCGGAAATGGGCAATTTGCCAGTTCTCGAAAGTCATGCCGGCGGAGTTCCACTGATATTGAACGTAGTTGGGATTGGTGGAGTCTTTGCCCTCTAGTCTTTCGATTTCTTGTGGGGGCAATGCGATCACAGATTGAACGCCATACTTTTCATCGACGTCGAGATATAAGAAAAAGTCGCCATACTTGCACATCGTGCGGGCCCAGCCGAAAAGATTATACTGAAGGTTGAGGATGTTGTCAAACATAACTGCTAACACCGCTTCGATTTCTTCGTTGGGGCATTTGATGTTGAGCATGGGACGCAGTTCGGAGAAGGTTGTCATCTCATCTGCATAAATATCCATGCTGGAAGCAATCTCTGGCATGTACTCCATTTGATCAAAATCTACATATCGTTCAGATCTGCGCTGGTTTTGTATGGCGTTTGTCGCAATTGCATCTAAAGGATTATAGAGAGTCTTCTTAAACTGCTGGCCAGAGGCGGACTTAAATCTAGAACCAAATTTGTCTAGATGTTGCCTTCTAATTCGACGGCCCGATTGGGACCGATAGCTTACGATAGGTCCAGAAAAAAGCCTTGTTAAGGCTTTGAATAGGCCGGTGTTGCTATTGACAGGGTTGTTATTGGGGAATGCCATTTATAATCTCACTTAATAATCCATTTATATTGGTCATACAGTTGTTGTGCCTCGGTCATTTGATCCATGATGTTGTCTTTTTTATATCCGTGTTGCCCGCTAATACGGGTATTCATTGTAGTTTTAGTTGTAATGATTGCATCTATAAATGCTTTCTTATAATTTAATTCTCGCGCATTAGATTGAAGTGCAGTATCGCGTACCCAACAAGCAATAGCCAACGCCATGATTAAATCATCATTATAGCTTTTCATCGCTTGCGGTTTGCCGTTTTTCCAAATAAAAGTTTTCATTTCATTAACAGTACGTGAAGAATACACTTTAATTAGTTTGTTTCTGATAAACTCCTCTAGTTTCGCGACTATCAACGGTCGCGTTTTCATAGAGGTCGTAAAGCCTGGGATAGCGTTGCTCTGGTATTCAGCTTGGTGCTGTTCAATATATTCATGCGTAGATTTAATAGAATAATATAAAGTAGGATAACCGTATTCTATGAGTTTGTCAAGTACTGTATAGCCAATATTATTATTTTCTACTACTAACATTGCGTTTCCGAACTCTCGGCCCACCTGATTTAACATGTTAGCAAACATATCGGGCGTAGGCTTTCCTTGATATTCTCCAATGATTTCAAGAGTTTCTAATTTTAAAATATGAAATGTCGAAAAATCGGCGCCGTCGCCGCGGGAAACATCGACCACCATGAGATAATTGCAAGTAGGATCAAATTCTTCCCAAATCCAAAAATTACGATCAAACCCTGTACGATATTTGGGCTCTTTTACTGTAGACAATAACCATTCCACGCAGTCAGGATCAATGACAGTTTCACCGGAGGTGTTGAAGTTGCACTGCAGTTCTTGAGCAATCTGACGCTTGGACATATTTTTGGTTTCTTTCTTATACCATGTCTCATCTCGATCAGGATGTACATCCCATTTTAGGGTGGTTAGATTAAAGTTATTTGTGCCTGCTTCTGAGTCTATACAGGTTTTATGAAACCAGTTTCCAACTCCATTAGGTGTTGACAGCGCAATACAGCGCCCTCCTGTGGAGAGTGTGGGATACAAACCTGTCCACAAGTCTTCTAGATTTTCAATATGTGCTGCCTCATCAAGCACCAAAAGTGATAGGGCTTCGGAACGCCCAGCATCGCCAGAGGTAGAAGCCGCTTTAATTGAGGAGCCATTAGATAATTCGAAAGAAGTGCGATTGTCCACGCTGATAGTGGAGATCTTTATCCAATCTGGGAGTTGGCGCATAATGCCTTTAACCTTTTTGACAAGGTTTCCAGCAGTAGCAAATTTGGTGGCCATTACAAGAATGGCTTTGTCGCGATGGAAAAGCATCATCCATACAATATAGCCGGCGGTAATAGTAGAGATACCCAATTGGCGTGCTTTCAAAATGACATTAAAGCGGTAATCATTAAAGTCGTTCAGTAGTTCATCTTGGAAATCATATGTATCAAACAAGATGAGCCCATGTAACGGATGAGAAATCCGTGCATATGTCTTAAGAAAGTAAGCGGGGTCTTTACCGCATTTGAGGATCTCTTGAACTTGCTGCTTCTTGTCTAATTGAAAGCTCATTCATCATCTACGATTTCTATGTGTAATGATTCTTCGAGGTTTTCATTGAACTCATCCGAATAGGTACATTTCGGCAAAGGTGGGACGGCCGCCGGATTCCACGTTCCACCTTGCATCTGGCATTGCAGTTCGGTTTCAGCCTCCATAAGTGTTTCTTCTTTTTTCGTTGCTCTCACAACTTCTTCCATGATAATCTCTTTAAGGCGCGCCAGAGAAATTTTCATTTTTCAGTCTCCGAGCCTTTCTTGCGGCTATCGTTATCAGGACGCGTGCCGCCTTTGCCGTTCCAGCCACCTTGATTGAGAAACGTTTCCCAGCTTTTTTCGATAGGGGCTTCGGAACCCGTCTCATTATTCATCTCTTCGTTAAGGCCGCCAATTTTATAAAGCTGCTTAGCAGTCACCCAGCTACGTATACGCGAAGAACTTTCTACACGAATATCAATTTCACCTTCTTCGGCCAGCGTCACAGAGTTGCCTGTAATCGTTTTATATTCCTTCTTGAGCCATCCCGCGATGTCAGCGATGCGCTGTTCGGTATCGCTTTCAAATCCCGAGGAATATACCTCTTTTAATTGAATCTCAGACTGATAACTCAAACACATCATGTCGCCATAAAACTTCATGTTCAAGCCATCCATTACTCGCTGATCAATCAAAGCGTCTCCTTCTTCTCTGCGGAGAATTCCGGGCTTGACCGGTTCGTAATCTTCGCCGAGCGCACCATCATATGAATTTGCGGCGGCTTGAGCAAGTCCTTGTACGATTTCAT